GCTCCAGCGACTGCGCATAGGTCCAAACAGTAGCGGCTGGAATCCTGATCTTGCCGCGGGCATAGCGAGTGGAGACGCGCTTCGGGACGAAGCCGCGCACATCAATCAGTGTTTCGGTGTCGTAGCTTGCCGTCACCTGCAACGATTCGCGCGCCGAAATCGAGCCGTAGACCGTTGGCGCATCCGTGATCGGCCGGAAGCCAGAGACAAAGATGCGTTTGCCCTCGCCGCCCTGCTCGCCCGACACGATGGTGGCTTCGAGGTTCGCGCCGGTGAAGAACCCAAGCTTGTGGCTGCTGTCAAAGATCGAAAGCTGCGCGGTGGCGGCGAGCGAGAAATCATCGAGCGAGATGGTGAGCGCATCGATCGAGCCCGAGATCGAGTCGAGGCCATCCAGCGTCACGCCTGGCCGGGCCAGGGTCGAGAGATATTCGCCGAGTTGCGAGATCGGGAACCAACGATCTAGTGCCCAATCGTAGCAAATGATCTTGTCGAAGACGCCGGTCGCCCCCGAGATCGACTTGTAAGCCAAGAACCAGCGCCCAGCCTTCGGATCGGAAGCCCCGATGCAGAGCTGCAGGTTCGAGGCGTCGATATCGGCGAAGAACGTGCGATCGACGCGCTCGCGCCCGATCGGCTGCGGATAGCCACCGGGCAGCACCATCTTGAAACCGTCGACGCCGGCAAAGAACACGCGATCGCCGGCACGGGTGAGCGAGAGCGGCGCGAAGATGCCCTTTTCCTCCGAGATGCGCTCGATCTGGAAGATGTAGGTCGAGCCAGATGCAAAGATCATGCGACGCAGTGCTGCGTCCTGCGTGATCAGTCCCGTCTCGCCGCCGGCCACACCACGCACGATGCCGCCGTCCGGCAGATCCTGGAAGTCCGACGAGTTCACGCCCGAGGTCCAGGTCGTGATCGCATTGAGCCCCGACCACTGCACCCGGTAGGGTGTGGTCGTGCCCATCCCCGAGAGCACCAGGAAGCGGTTGACCACCGCGACATAGCGCGACGGCGGCGGGCTTCCGCCGAGATCGGCAAAGGCCGTCGACGACGTGAGATCGAACGCCTGCGGCGCGGTGTTGATCTGCACCGCGATCACGATGTTGCCGAACTGGGCGAACTGCCATTGATCGGCGTTTGGGATCGCCGTGTAGAAATACGTCATCGAGTGCGTGCCGCTGCCGGCCGATGACGTGTTGATCGCGGTGCCGCCTGCCGTCAGCGCGACGCTGAACGTATTGGCCGCGGCGCTGACGACGTAATAGACCGTGCCGATCGTCAAGCCCGTGGGCAGCGCGCCGGTGGTCGAGAGCACCAGCGTGTCGCCGTTGTTGAGCCCGTGCGAATTGAGTGTGAAGACGGCCGGGGAGGCATTCGAGATCGAGGTCAGCGCGACGACCTTAGAGACAGGCGTCCAGGAGAAATCGGTGCCGTTGAGCTGATAGAGGCGGTTCGACGTGGCCGCGAACACCACGATCGATCCGTCGTTCTTGCGGGCATAGAAGTAGCCGCGGCAGGCCGCAGACAGCGCCTGCGTGTACGGCGATACGCTCGGGAACGGCCCCCATCCATCCTTGCGCGGCACGGCGTTCAATACGGTCGCGCTCGATCCGCGCTGGAAGTCTGAGACATCCGGCTCATAGGGCGGTAGCGGCAGCGCTGTCACGGAAAGGCGCCCATCGGCCGCACCGCCAGGCCCGATCCTTCACGGAAGTTCAGGAGCTTGATATCGTCGAACGCTTCATCGCGCCGCGCCTTCCAGAGCGCCGCCTTCTCGAAATCCTGGATGAAGGCGTAGGCTTCGGCGAGCGAGCCGAACAGATAAGCCTCGGGATGGTTGGTGAACAGCCAGTTGAGCGATGACGACACGGCTGGCGTCTTGGCGATGTAGAGCAGCTCGATCGTGTTCACGTCGCTCGATCGCGTCTTGATCGCCGAGCCTTCGATCGTGAACAGTGAAGGAACCGATGTGATGCCGTCCGGGTAGATCGCCTGCAGGTAGGACGGCGCAACGTAGTCCATGTCCACCTTGGGCGAGGACTGCACCGTGGCGCGCCGGTAGCCCAGATAGTCGGCCGGAAGACTGGCGGAGCCAGACGCGGGCGTGAGCGTCGCCGTCGTCTCCATCGGCCGCACCCGCATCTTCTTTGCGGCCTGCGCCTCGAACAACGTGATGAAGTCGGGAATGGACGAGGTCAGGTCGGAGCGCGCCAGCCAGTTGCCGATCTGGGTCTGAAGGTCGGAATAGGAAGAAAAGCTCATCAGTCGTCGAGCCCCAATGTCTTAGGTTTTTTGGCAAAATTGCCTGTGATAGGATCGCGCCAGCGATTAAGGTTCTTGTCCAAGATTGGAGCGCGCGATGGTCCTGATATGGACGGTTGAGGCGATAGCTGCGGCGGCGCTGGCGGTGTACCTCCTGACGCGCCCAGAGTTGGGGGCATCGGGGATGGTGACGGTGGCAGCGGCGCTGGCCCTGGTCCTTTTGGTAGGGTCGAGCGTCTGCTCGAATTTCCCATCACGGCGCCGGCAGCGCCCAGGGCCGCATCAAGGGCCGTGTTAGAGCCGACTGCGGCCCAATATTTCGGGTCGGAGAAGTTGGCACTCGCCGCGTCTCTGGCTGGCGCACCTTCGGGTAATCCAAAGCGATCGATGTCACTCGGACCATTCGCGGTGAGAAAGCCCTTGAGCCCGCCAACTGCCGCGCCCCGCGCCACCGCTTGTCCCAGCGGAAAGCGAGTGCCCATATATTTCCCACCGTAGTAGGATGCCGGCCACGTACCGGCGATCAGCGCGCCGCGCGTGCCGGGAACCATGTCGAAGACGGAAGTCTTGGCCCATTTGTCAGCCACCGCCGCTTTGCGCGCGTCTTCTAACGATGTCGACCATTGCTCGCGAGCCGCGTTGTAATCAGCGTCTTGCTGTCCGAGCAAAGTCTTTTTTTCCGCATCCAAACTATCGATACGTTTCGCTTGCGTCCCTGGCGCAGATGGCGTCTTGCGCGATGCCTCTTTGGCAATCTCTGTGTCGATCGTCCTGAGACGAGCAACGCGATCTGAATTCGGATCGCTCCATTTGAATTCGGGAACAGCAGTGTCACCTGCTTCCGCGCCAGGCGCTGTGAGCCCAAGCGTGGCTGCCATGACAGGACCGGCAGGACCAGGAACCGAGAAACCAGGAGCCGACTGCATGCCTTCTGGAATAAAGCGGCTCGCGCCCTCAAGCCCCATTGCTGCGCGTCCCACAGGCCCGGCCCCGGCAGCGAGCCTCATCGCTTCACTGATGGCGCGATCGTTGCGGGGATCCTCGGTGGACGGCACCTTGCCGTACTGCGGCAGTGGCTGCGATGAGAGTTGGTTTGGGTCCGGCTCCCCGCTCAGCAAGCTCGTCATGTTCGGCGCGAGCATGCGCGCGAGCCACTCGGGCAGCTTCGTCTGCGGATTCGCATCGCCCTGCATGGGCCATTGCGATGGATCGAGGAACGAGCCGGGATCGGCCATGTCAACGTTCCGGCTTCTTGCTCAGATCGCGCCGCGAGTCGGCTGGATGCATGCCGGGATATTTGCGCGATACCGCGGAGCGCACCTCGGATTTCTCCTCAGCGTCTCCGAACTGCGACACTCGCGAGAGCGCATTGCGGGCATGCGAGGCATCCTCGATCGGATACTTGCGACCCGGCACCGCGAAATTCTTGCTGGCGATCTTGTTGCGTCCAGCCGTCGTGAGCTTTGCCATGGCTATTTCAGTCCTCCGTCGACGCGCAGGAATTTCCAGTCGGGATCGCGCAGCTTGCGCTCGACAATGCGATCCATCTCGGGTCCGAAGATGCGCAATGGCACCTCGCCGCGCTCATAAGCTTCGGTGAACCACTGCTCGTAGATGATGTTCGGGATGCGCGCGTAGTGGTGCCACGGAGCCTTGCGGTCCTGCGGCATGGTCTGGGCGCGCTTGTTCCATTCGATGATGTCATCGGCATCCTGCACGCGATGGATGACGATGCGGTCACCCTCGTGCTGGACGCGGGTGTAGATGCCGTCGTCGCTCATTGGGTGGTCTCGGTG